GCACCAAGTCCACAAGTAAACGCCAAACCAGTTAATATTACATCACTACTCTTACCAGTTGTAGATAATCCATGAGCAGCAAGTGTAGTTACCGTCATGATACCAGTGGTATTATCATAGTTTGCACTTTGAACTCCGACAGCTGGGGCGTAGTCACAAGTAAATGCGATACCGGATACAACTACTTCATTACCAACAGATAGGTTATGTGCAAATGCAGTGGTTATAGTTGTTATACCAGTGATTGAAGAATATCCAACATTGTAAATATCTCTTGGTTTATAGAAGAATTGAGGGTTTGTGATCGTAACACCACTTATATGTCCATCATTAATTGATGCAAGACCAATAGTTGTGATACCAGCAGTATTAAGACCCTCAGTTTGTAAACCAACAGAAACAGTTTGAATACCTGCCCTATAACCAGAACCTGTATTACCAATACTTACACTATTGATAGTTCCTGCTAATGACACAACTGCGGTTCCACCAGCACCTATTAATGGTTGATATCCAAAACCTCTAGTCGATCCCATTGAAACGATTAATCCACCAACAGGAATAGATGCGACATTTGGATCTCTCTTAACGCTAGTTGCTGCTCCAGTCCATGTTAATTGTGTGCCAGATGGTTCACTTAAAGTGAAGTTTCCGTTCGATCCTTCTGATTGTAATATACCATTTACTAAAACAAGAGGCCCGGTAGCAAGACCTGTAATTGATGTCCCTTTACTATGAGTTAAATCAAATATTTTTGTTTGTGCATTAAATCCTTGACTTATATCGTCAAACAAATAGTTATCAGTATAAGTTTCTTCAGATCCATTTTTTATACCAGATCGAGTAAATACACGACCTTGGAAACTAGATGATGTTGTTATTCCAGTAAAGTCTCTTGCGTCAGGTGGATTTGTAACTGATCCAACTGGATTCTTTCCGGGAGGTGCTTCGATAAAGTTAATTTCATTTTCAACAATATTATAATTACCTCTTATTTTCTCAACTAAATCACCTGTGCTGAATCCCGCTATTGTTGTTCCTAACCACCCTCTTCTTACTTTTATTGCATTTGTAGATCCAATGCCAATAGACACGATTTTCATTATTTCTTGAGTGTCTCCAGCTCCAACTCTGACGTAATCTGCACCAAAGAATGATGTAATTCCACTAAAGAATACAACATCATCACCTATGGTTGTTTTTTCTGAAATAGTTGTTGTTACAGATGTTCCAGCGATAGGTGATTGAATCATATTATCGATCGCCACTAATACTTTTTGATTCGCATCAATTGCAGTAAACGTATGTGATGTTCCAATACCAACTGTTGATAATCCAATTGGAACTGCTATTTCTTTAAGAGCATTTTGTGCTGTGAGCGCAACTTGAACTTTATCCTCACCTTTTTTAATAATGAAAACAGACTCAGGCATGCTGAATGGTGCTGTGCTTATTCCAATCGATGTTCCTGCACCCGGTGAATAATTAACTTTTTGTCCACTTACAAAGAAATGATTTGGAATTGTAATTGTATTATTACTTAAATTAACTACATCAGAACTTGATGCATCATAAGGTGTTTTAAATATTGGATTACCATTATTTTCGAGTGCAAATTGTCTTTTAATTGATATATCAGTTCCTTCATAAATTGCGAATCCACTCTCTAATGATCCGTTTTGTAAATCTTTTACTCCTTCACCACCAACCTCTCTTGTTGCCTCAGCTGGTAATAATGATGTGTTTTCTTCGGGTCTTAACGCATTTAGAAATGTGGTAATGGAAACTCCGATTCCTGCATTTGGAACGAATGTTAATTCTGTAATCTCATTATCTGTTCCAGTTCTTCTTGCACTTATTGTTCCTAAACCAGCAGAAGCAGTTCCTACTTTTACGTTACCATATTCAGTTAACATTATATTTTCAGGATCTGTTCCATCAAAATCATCTATCATAACAACTTCAGCAAGTTCATAACTGCCGTTTAACACATCAGCGATTTGAACTATACAATAAGCAGCATCATACTCATCTCCATAACTTGCGATACCAACTGGTATTGGTGTTGAACTTGATGATATACCAGTTGATTGTGCTGACATCTCTGCAAATGAGAAATCATAAGAACCAATACCAATGTATCCTTCAGTTGCAATACCTATTGCTAGTGCGTTGATGTGAGCAGTTGTCATTCCAACATCTGGAGTATATGAGAGAACAAGATCATTTCCATCCATGAATGGGAAGTATGTTCCAATGTTACTTGTTGACGAATATGAATCGACAGAGTGAATTGTTAATTGACCATACTCTTGGAAACCAACATTTGTCCCGTCATGAATCAAACTTACTTGATCATATTCAACACTTCCATTCAAGACTCCACCACCAGCTTCTACACTTACTAAAACTTTAGCAGATCTATGTCCAGAAATATTAGTCCCAATACCACCTAACGTAAAGACCGTTCCTGCTGCCCCTCCAGCGATTGTTACGGCAGTTGTGGCGATACTTATTAAAGAACCATTAAGACCTGTTGTAGGGTTCGCTGGTGCTGCTGGAAGAGTAGTGCTACCACATGAAACAGTATCAGTTGATATACCTAATCTTTGAGTGTCAAGTTGATAAGACCATAAAACAACATTATAGTTGTTAAGTTTAAATTTATTTGGAAAATATCTTAATACCGATTCATTGCCTTCAATGACATAATCAAAAGATCCTAAATCAGTTACTGTTTCTATGTCACCATACTGATTGAGCATGGTTTGTCCTCTTCCAGTATCATGAAGTGTGTTTATAATTGTTATCTGCCTCTCACCTGTAAACAATCTATCAGATACAAGAGCAAAGAACATTTGAACTCTACCATCTGATAAAGCGTTACGATAAACATCTGCATATCTTGTTGATCTAGCATTGTTGTTAAATAAATTACTAAAATCATCTATTGTAACAACTCTATTAGATACAGATTCTGCAAAATCGGTAATTAATCTTGAATTAAATGTTATTTCATCTGATAAAGGTTTCGAGACTGTTTCTAAATAATTTTCACTTGCTAAATCAAAATCATACACACGATGTAAACTCTCTACACCTATTAAATCAACTAATGTTGTAACAACACTTTTTGAAGGATCAATATTTGATAACTTATTAGAACTTGTATCAAGTTTATCAGATTCAATTTGTAAATCACTAAATTTTTTGAATCCAGCTGTATGATTTAAAGAACTAACAATATCTTCCCATTCTTTTATTTGAACTTTTGATTTTATTGAATACGAGAACGCTTGATAGTAATCATTGTCATGAACTCTTTGTAATTCGTTATTTAAGAATCCTGTTGTATACTCCCATCCGTTTTCAACAGTTGAAAAATGATCAAGTTCGTAATTACTTTCAAATTTAACAATTTCTTTAATTAAACCTTTTGCTCCAGTAGGTGATGAATAAGTCTTATTTCCAATTCTCTCACCACGGAACCTTACCTGTTCAATTATTTGATTATTTTCAAACTCTCTTGAACTTTCTACTGTTAGATATTTACTTGAATTATTCCAATCAAAAACTGTTCCGGTTATTTTTACACCAGTGGAGTCAACACTTTCAACATCATCACCTTTTCTAAATTCATTTGGTTGTAATTTAATATCAAATTGTGGGAACCATTTATCTGGTATCAAAGTTGCTGATGAATTAACAGAATCAAATATACCGGGAAATTCAACATTTTGTGATAAGTAATCATTCATGCTGTATTTGACAGTTCCTATTCCACCATAATTTGGAGTGACTTCTATAATCTCAAATCTAGCATAATCATAATTTGCTGAATTAAATCCTGAGGCTGTTGATCCTACACCCACGCTTGCATTTTCAACTAAAACTTTGTCACCTACTGTAAATGGGAAGGGATCTATAAATGTCCCAGAAAAACCTACTACACCACTAAATGGTTTTTTAATTGTCGCGGTAACTGAATTATCAGTTGATGTGTAAACTAAATTTGAGACCCTTATTCCATTTGAATTACCAGTTGGAACAATTGTAGGAGTCGATGCGTTCATCGACTCACTATTTTCTAAAATTTCAACAAATAAATCATCTGGTCTAAATCTTAAGTCAACATCAGTTATTTGTTTTTTAGTAACACCATCTACAACTACAAGGTTAGGATCTTGAATATATCCAACTCCTAAAGATGTAATACCAATAGATTTAAAACCAGTTAATGGTGTAATTCTCAAAACTTGTGGGAATAATACATCAGGTCTTAAAGTTGGATCTGATGGATAATCAAATCCTATGTTCTCTAAAGTTGTTTTTGTTACTTTACCAATAGTTGAACTAAATGTTTCAATGACAGCACCATCACCTAAGTCAGAGGTAATTGTTGTTATACCGGGAATCGTAGCATATCCACTACCACGATCCGTCAATGTAATCTGATCAATACCACCGTATGCTGTTGTTGATATTGTAGAATAAGTTAATTTTGAACTAGGTGATGAGTATGAGGTTGATTCTGGTATTTGATTAATGTCATAAATGAATGTTGTTGATCCTGTAGATACAATTTTAAATTGACCATTATACTCACTATTTTTAATAATTATTTGATTATTAAAATCAACTTCATTGTCTACAACTATCTCTTTATTTTCATTTGTATTATCACTACTTTGAACTGGAGATAATTTATAATATAATAATTTTGGAGTATTTTCATCTACCCTTAATGTTACCTTTGCATTAGCTGAAACACCTACTGATCCTGTTTGAGAAACATCAAAAGTATCATTTTTTCCACTTGTTTCATATTTTTGAGTTAAATCAATATCCTTGTATAATTCAAATGTAAACGCAGGATATCTTGTAGAACTTTGAACGTAAGAAAGAGAAGAATCTGATACATCAAAATTAACAGTTGAATTTCTATAAAATTCAATTGGTGGATTAACAGGTGATAATGTTCCTGCAGTGGTTATTGCTACCTTTACAAAATTAGGTTTTAACTTTTTAACTTCATATTTATTTTCTACAAGAGATATTTTATTACTATCAATTACATAAACATAATATTCCCTATCGTTTATTAGAGAACTCTCAGATCCACTAAATGTATGGATTACTTTTTGACCAGTAACGAGTCCGTGATTGCTTATATTAATTGTATTTGGTATTCCAGTTAATGAAGTTGCTGAAGTAATTCCTGAATCGTTAAAAGTAAGAGGGTTAAATATTGCTTTTCGATTTGATAAATTATACTTGACTGTTACGTTAGTTGTTAAACCGGGATTTACATTTATGAATACAGTGTCATTATTCTCTAAACCATGAGTCCCAGTGCCAACAACAGATACTTGATTTTTTTGTATTTGACCTGTTATGACGTTATCAAATTTTGTTTTTAAACTATGAATATCACCTGCACCAGAATCTAAGAAATAAACTAATTCGGTTCCAGCAAGAGTTGATCCAATTCCAACAAACCCAGTTGATCCTAATCCGATTCTCACAGTTGAGAGACCAATAAAGTTAGTTGCTTGATTTGCAACAAACAAAGGAGAATCCTCAAATAAAGTGGTATTTACAGTTGGGACTGTGCTTTTAAACTTAACTTTTAATGGAGTTCCGTCTGTTTGATAAGTAACCACATCACCAGTTTTTAAACCATGACCGGGAATGTATAATGATTGACTTGGTATGAATATACCCGTGATCCCTGCTCCGGGATTGTTGAACGTTCTGAATGTTCCTACACCAACACCGGATGTTGTTCCTAATCCAACTGCTTCTTCTGGATTGAAATAAAATTCTCTATTTTCTTTCAGATCTACGGATGTTGTAAATCCTGTTGTTATCTTAAAGGTTCTTGGTATCTCTTCTAAGAGAGTTGAGGCAGTGTGAGAAATACCAATATTAGTTGCGATACCAGATTGTGATCTTAAGACTCTTATTCTTGCTAATCTACGATCAACATTTAATACTTTTATTATTTCAGTTCCAATACCAACCTTAAACCTATCATTTTCTCTTACTCTTCTGAGATCACCCACCACTGGGAAAAATGTAACAACACCAGTTGCTGCTGCTGTTCCAATTCCTTGAGATAATATTAATCTATCAGAAGTAATACCAATGGCATAAGTTCCCTCTAATGATGTTGTTGTTGTGGATAATGATCCAACATTTACGATAGTGTTATTTTGAAGATTTAAACTGGTTGTTGCTATACCAACAAAAGTGTCTTTTGAATCTGGAAAAAATTCAATATTTTCTTTTGTTGTTGTGACAACACTTATCTCAGAAATATCAGGCCCCTTTACTCTAGTAATTTTACCTGATGCATTAAATGATGCTGAAATACTATCATCAAATACAAGTTTATCATTTACTTGATAATTTCTTCCTGCAGATAATATCCCTACTCTATCAACACCACCTTTTTCAGCAAAATTAATTGTTGAATCTTGAGTGACAAATTGATTTGATTGAAGTAAGTAATCATAACCACTAAAATCTTTATTAAATGAATAAGGGAAAGTGTTTCTTACGCAATCAGAATTTTCAAGATCGTAGTAATCTTGATTTGATAATCTACTAAAGTTAAATTTATTTGGTTGAGATTTAAATGCATCTCCGATAAGGTATGGGAATCTAGGTTTTTTAAAATTCTTGAAAACACCATCTGATGCTGGAGTGGTATCAAACGTAGCAAAATATGCATATGTCCCTTTTGGAAATTCCGGAGTTACACAAAATCTACCATTATTTTCATCTAAAACTGCGTCACTGTCTGATGGATTATATGTAAAATCTTCCACAAAAAATTCAGGAGGAAATGAACTTGTTGGTGGTCTATTTGGTTTTTTAGTTGCCTCTTCAATATAACCAGATTCGAGTTGAACTACGTTACCTCCAGTTTTTGTAACAAATCCAAATGGGCCATATATTGGATTACCATCATATGCATATCCTAAAATCGGAGAATGTGAATCACTATTTGATTCTACGCCATTAACAATTTTAAGATCTTTTTTACCATATTGAACATTACCATCAGCATCACTTGCATAAGTTATGCGTCTTAAATTACGAGGAGCATATGCATATGAACATTGTAATCCATATTCACTGTTTACTGGAGAACTTATGAAAACATCATCATCATTTAAATTTAATTCATTTTTCTTGACTTCATTAATAGTCCATGATTGTAAAACTGGTTCAGGTTTGCATCCTTTTCCTGCAGGATCAACTCTTACAAATGTTGATGACACACCATAACCAACACCACCACTTTGAATATTTACGGATACTATGTTTCCGGATGAATTCAATTCTGGTGTTAATTTAGCATCAGACCCAACTCCTGTAACAACTAGATCTGGTGGTGAATTATAATCAGTTCCCCCAAAACTAACACTCACATCAACTATTCTTCCGTTTGCAACAATTGGTGTTAAAACAGCATCACGACCTGCATTGAAATTAACATCAGGTTTTCTATTAAAGTTAATTATTTCAGAAGCACCATATCCAACACCATTATTGGTTAAATTTATGGATGTTATTTCACCCCTTACTATTGGTTGTAATACAGCTTCATAGGTTTTTCCTGCAACAGATGATAATCCAACCTTACCTATTATTTCAACGTTAATAGGAGGATAATTAAATTTGTGAGTTCCAAGTCCAACACTTCTCAACTCTTGAAATTGATTTGTTTTTAAATAAAAATCTTTTGTAGTTGTTCCGACACCAGCTGCAACTAATTTGAAACTGTCCTCATCTAATACAGAAACTAAGTAATCTGTTGTAGTATCTAATCCATCGATCGCAGTTCCATCAAAAGAATATTTTAATGTTTCCCCTGTTTGGAACCCGTGGTTTTCTATATTAATTATATCTAATGCAGTATTAATCCCAATAGAATTACAAGTTCTCTCTTTGTTTTCATACCCTTGACCACCATCTAATAAAGCGATAGAACTTACCTTCGCTTTGCCATTAAGTGATTTAAATGCCTGAACACCATTTCCAAAGTTTGTTATTGAAATGGTGTTAATACCCGTGACTGAATCTGAGTATGTTTTATGAAGTTTTATAGAAAATTCAGATACATCATTAACATAATAAACTGAATCTGTTGTTAGACCAACTAATGGAATGCCTCCCAGAGTATCGTATAAGACCCTCTCACCCTGCCTAAATCTATGATAGGTGCTAAATCCTATTGAAGACGTATTTACCCCTGCAGATGTAGATGTTACAACACCAATATTAACAGTTCCTAATCCTACCCCATCTGCATTGAAAACAGCTTCATGAGGAACTATACTTAATTTTGGAACGGCATTTGCACCGATACCATTACCACCTGTTATTCTAATTACAGGATCTTCAACGTAATCAAATCCAGACTCTAATATTTTTATTTCTTTAAAACTACCTTTTACTGAACATGTTCCTGTTGCTGCGGTTCCTACAGAATCTGTGATTGAAAGAACAGGAGGATTTATTACATCATAATTTTCGCCACCTTTTACAATATTAATATTATCAAGTTGACCGTAAAATACTGAGTTTCTTGATTTATAATTTAAAACTTCAGTTCCGTTAACTAATAAACCAGTAAAACCAGAATTTGTTGTATATTTTTTTCCATCGTTGATTGGTGTTTTAAACTCTCTGAATAATTTTTGAGTTTCTATTTTCTTACCCTGAAACTCAAATTTTTCAATATCATTTGAATTAATGGTTACATTATCAACACCGTTTGGAGTTTTTACTTTAACAAAAACACCACCATTAATATCAGATTGACTTTTTGCAAATTTAACATTGTTACCATCTATTCTTTTTACAAAATAAAAACCCTCATCAAATATTTGACTCGCAATAAACTCTTGAACTATCGTGGTTCCATCGGGAAGTGTGGTTGATAGTTGAGTTTTTTCTGGAGTGTAATAAACTTTATCACCAGTAAAATAATTATGATCTACCTGATCAGTTATTTTTATCTCTTCATCATTTAAATTATATGTGCCACTAAAAGTAAATTTTTGAAGTTTTGGATTTAATTTTGTTATACCTGTGAATGGTAATGATGATGATGCAACTAAAACTTTGTTTGAATTTGGATCTGGAATTATAAATTCATGAGGGAAAGGCACATGTTGTGCTCCAACCATTTTTTTGCCATTATGAACATGAAAAGGCCCATAATAAGGAACACCTTTTACTAATCCAATGTCTGGTTTTAAATAAACATTTTGAATATTCGCTGTAAATTGGTTTAAATCTGGATGTAGATCAGAATCAATTTTTGATATACGACGAGTAACTTTTGTAATTTTCCTTGGATCATTAATACCTGTTCCAGTTATCAAACATGTATTTTCATCAAAAACATCAGTAACAATATAAATCTTATTTGAAACGGGATCAAACCCATCTGTTATTTTATCACCCCATTGAGCACCAGATGATTGTGTCTCATGTGTTGTAATTTTATCACCTATTCTTAAAATATTAACATCTTGAGTTACAAGTTTGTATGTATTGTTAACTGAGTCGATTATTGATAATTCTTTTACAACATAACTTTGAGCAGTATTGAATAACCAACCATTTTCTTTAAATCCATCTGCTATTTTTCCTAATGATTTTATTTTAACTTTTGAATCACTTAATTGATAGTAAGTTTGGATTGGTAAATTTAAATCTTTTAATACTGATCTTATTTTTACTTTGATTCCATCTTTTACACCATTTGATTCTGCATATGCAAAAGTATTTTGATCAATTGATGTATTGTCTTTAATTATACCTGTTATTCCAGTTGTGTTTATACCTAAAAATTGATTTATGGTTTTTTGAGCATATGTGCAAACACCAATTGATCCATTTTCATATGCAAAGGATAAAGTTCCTGAATTTGGAAATCCTAAAGTTGAATCTACATCTAAAAATGTCTGTGCGATTCCAACTTGACCAATAATTTTTGTTTTTGGGTGTTCAGTAAAATTACCATAAAGTAATTCAGTTGAACCATCTCCTAAATTAAAAGATCCATCAAGACTTATCTTATAATATGTGTTTGTAAGTATTCCAACTGATATTTTTTCAATATTTGATATTGGAGCATATGCTCTTGATACATTTTCAAACGAGTCTTGAAAAAGAGTGCGATTTAAAAGGTCTTCTGGATCACCCTCAAACGGTTCAACCACAATATCCCTTGTAATTCGATAATTTGCATTGGATGGTGATATAACATTATCAATTGGTCTTATTACACTCGCATCTTCGCCATAAAGAGCACCAAATAATATTTTAAATGAATCATCCGTTCCTCTTGTCGAATAAAAATCTTTTGATTGTCTTATAAACTGAGCTTCATTTAACTTAGGTGAAAGATCACTCTGAAAACCATGCAAAAATTGAATTTTCGTCTTTTTCAAAAATTCATCTAAAAATAAAACACTTAAATTCTCAACGATTATGTCTTTTTCATGATTTTGTATGTTAGATGATGAAAAAACTAAATCTTCCGGATCAGATGGATCTGTAAATGATGTAATACCACTAAAACCTCGTGTGCAATTAACAAAACTTATATTTGTCTTACTTTCATATGTGATTATCTCATCATTAATCTTTATAAGACCATTTTGGTCAGGAAATCCATTTGTATTATCTACAAAAACAATATCTGATGATATACCTACTGTTTTTGTAGTAATCGCTGTTTTTATATTATTTGCTGACTCACTTAATTTGATATAAGAGTCAATATTTTGTATCAGATCGATTGGCCCACCTTGATACTCTTGTCCAAGATAGTATTGAGATAAAAAATCACCAACTAAGGGAAAATCTTCTCTGACATAAGCAGGAAGTTGATTTTTTACAATCTGATTTAACTTAACTCTTTTTTCTGACATCTTATCTTATGATGTTTCCTTGAGAATAACTTGTGGTGACTGTGTAATTTGATCCTGATGGGTCACTACCAGAACTAATGTCATCAACGACAGTATCTACAACACTACTATCTAGTCGCAAATATAGATCCTGTAATCCGATGATGTCATTTGATTCAGGTGCTACAGATATCTCCATAACTTGAACATTATCTTTTGTCTTACCTGAAATAATATTTATTGGGTCTAGTGTAATCCTTCCAGTGACATAATTTATAACTCCTATATTTCTTCTCTGTATCACTGGTGTTGATGAACCAGTATTTAAAGAAAATAAGTTAATTTGTCCTCTCTCACCACTTGAATCTGGAACATCATATAAGTAAACGTCTGTATTTACATTTGAAACACGAAACGCACTTGTCCTAATATTAAAACCGTTCATTGATCTTATGTGAAACTGATTTCCAAAATCAATTGCATACTCAGCTGTCTCAGTTGTTGCTAACCTAAGATCTCTTCTCATTTCAACTGTTGTAATGTTTGATGTGACTGATTCATGACTTTGATCGATCACCTTTAAAAACTTACTATACTTAAATCTAGCTCCATACTTGTTCAATTCAGCGGATTCTGAATATTTTGTAATATCACGTTGAACTTTTGTTGATACAAATGCTGCACTTGGTGCTAAATTTGTGTTATAATACACTTTACTATTCGTTTCAATAAACAAATACTTCAAATCAAGTATTTCAGGGACAATTCCTGCCACTGAATACTTTTTCAAGTCTCTTTTTATGTTTTGTTTGACTAAATTTGGAACAAAATCACCATTTCGTGGTTTGATGCTGATAAAAACCTTTCCAAATTGGGGAGGAACAAGATCTTCACCACCAAAAACTGAAATTGACTCAGTTTCTGGGTAAATTTTATTTGGAATTAACACTTCAAAGTCATTTGCGCTTAATGCACGGTTCTGAGTTGCATAAATTTGAGGTGCAAACTTACGAATTGAATCAACAGACTCAATAGACTCACCACCACTTGATGATAATGGAGTTGTTATAAGAGAAATACCTGTTGTAACGGCAATTTCAACAGAATTTCTTGTATAATATAAACTTCCAGCATAATTTAATGCATTTACACCATTTGCTGCATCACCATTTGTTACAATATATGAAACTTCAATAACATTTCCATCTTGAAGTGCTTTTCCAAAGATACCATCACCAAAAATTAACTCATATTGCTCACTTGATACCTCTTGTAAGAAATAAATGTTAGAATTGCCATTAATTACTGATCCAGAATCCTCATCAAATAGATTATCATGCCTTTGATACTTAATTGACACTGTTGAAGCAGCAGATGGTTTGACTTTTACCACTAAAGTATCTAAATCAATGCCAGTATTTGGTAAAATATACTTCTGAAACTTATTTCTTGATGAATATGTAAAAGTTTGATCTAAAACTGTCCCCTCAAACACTTCTAAATCATTAAATTCTGCGATTCCATCGAAAACAGGCACTGTTTTGTCTTCTGGAATATTAAAAACAAAAGATTGCTGTCCAAATGGAGCATTAACAACTGCAACAGGCCCTTTTCTGAGTGTTAAATTTGATGGAGATGGTGTAACTGATGAAATATCTGCAAAAAATGTTACTAATGCTCTTGAAGATTTCTTTGAACGGGGCACATAACCAATATTTCTTGCCAATGCAACCACATTTTCACGCAAAGTTGCCGTATCGATGAAAACTTCATTCGATATCATGTTTGCATTGTAAGATGTGATGTAAGTATTATATGCTAAAACGTCTAAAATGGTTGATAAGTTAGATCCTTCAAAATCATAGTCAGTAAAATTAGAATTATTTTGTAAATAATCCTTTAATGACTGTTTTATCTGATCAAAATCGAGATTTGTAAAGTTTTTAAGTGTCATTTATCTTGTCGGCAGTAACACAAATTCTAATTGTTGTGGTGGAACATCAATTCCTACGATCTCATATACAATTGTTGCATTCATTTCGTTACTGTCGAAGTTTGGAACCACTGTAACTTCGATCACTTCAACTCTTGGTTCAAATTCTTGGATTGAAAACTCTATTTCGTCTCTAATTGCAGACGCTGCAACCTGATCTACGTTCTCAAATAATGATTTTGATATCTCTGATCCAAATTTTGGATTGAAAAACTTCTCACCGGGTTCAGTAAAGACGATATTGCGGATTGATCTTGCAATTGCCCTCTCATTTTTTAAAGCCACAAGGTCATCATTCAGAGGATTAGTCTGAAATGACATACTTATGTCCTTAAATTCCTGTTTTACCCGTTCGAGAGGCATGTAGTTGTAATAGACCTATCTTATTTATCACGGTTTTTACTCATACAGTGGTTTAGGTTTCTCTTCGTTTGAAAATATCTCATTTTCTTCAACCGTATCACTCTTTTTTGGTGTTAAATCGTCGTTTGCAATCTCACGAAGCATCTTTTGGTATTGATGATTCGCAAGATTGTCTAAAAAATCGTGTGTTGCCATTAGAATTCGGGAATTTCTTCGTCTTTTTTACGTTCTTTTGCTGTTTTCCAGAAATAATTCTCATCATTTCCCAATCCATCACGATCATGACCGTTTTCAACCTGATAGTAAACCGTTGAAACCTTAAAATCAGGCATCGTAGGTTCTTCTGGAGTCAAACTATTGTCATAGATACGTGTTCGATTGTTTGGATAGAGGCAAAATTGCCCATTATCGAGTTCAATCAGATTATGAGACTTGTGTTCAGCTGGATTTTCACTGGTCGAGTAGTCAATCGCATCAGGATCTTGATGATAATTGTCAATCGTGCAAACATAAGTGCCGGTTTGCGTTCCAAAGTCTCTTGTATAGACTTCAAAATGCATTGATCCAATAAATTGTTTCTGAATTACGGATACACCATAGTCCATACAGTTCCAAAACTGTAAATTATGAAGTGTCATATCCGGATCAGGTTTCTCAGGTGACGAGACGAACGCGGATATGGGTAGTTTGTCATACATCGCAGCATACTCAGGTAAGTATGTTTCAAAATAAAAGGCGCGACCGGGTATCGACTTTACAGATACCCAGACACCCCTGACAAATTCACCATGCCCACTCTTATGATCCGTCAAATATTCCTTTCTCACCCATACTTCGTAGGCAGGAAGGTTTGCAAAGAGGCAAGCCATATAAAATTAAGGATTGATATGTTTATTTATTCGAGAAAACGCGGTCGTTACTGATGTGGATTGTAATAAGTTACTAATACTAATATTATAAAAAGTATTAGTAAGATTGCAAAGAAAGAAATAACCATTAGATTATCCTCGTCTTTTCATGACCGACGCGAATTCGAGGATCGCACCAGATTTCAAATCCCTTCTCTTGTGCATCTAAACAGAATGATACATCTTCACCGCACATATCTTGAACTTCACCAGACTCAAAGATCTGCATCTGAGGAGCAAACCAAGGATACTTAAGTTGTTCAAAGACTCCTTTCTGAATCATGACCCAACCAAAACCTGTGTAATCTACTGTGAAAGGTTTTTTACGTTTGCCCATTGTTTCAACAGTTTCATGATTCATAACTCCACCGTTCTTACGGAAGTCATCCTCTTCTAACCAATGAGCAACAGAGGTGGTTGACCCATCTTCAGTTGCATACCAACCTGCAACAATACCATTTAACTTAGAATTGTCAACTGTTACTTTCTGTCCTGTAATCTGTGTTTTAACATTACCTTCGTCATCAGTGACCAATTCACCTTTTTCATTCTTAACTTGGTCAATGACATCTTCTGTCTTCAATGCATCTGCAGGAAATGCAAGATCACATAGTTGCCAGAACTTGGCAGTGTCAAAAACAATATCACTATCAATCCAGAGTTGATAATCATATTCGAGTTTTCCATCCCAAGGAACTTGATTGGGGCCTCTTAAAACATTTGCTCCAAGAACTTTACATCGAGCAAAGTTTACCATTGATGAATAATCTTGAGATATCTGTATACTCATATTATTCTGAACCATGTCAAAACAAAGTTGAACAAAGTTCTTCAGAAAGATATAAGAGCATCCTCGTCCCGGAAGACAGAAAACAATCTTCTTTCCTTTCATTCGTTGTTTAATTGCATCGATGTCCCATTCAGGGCCTTTTGTTTTCGGTGCGACTGTTTTTACTTTAAATCCTTTTGCCATAAATGATGATCACCTTCATTCTTAATTTTATCAGTTTTGTTAACCTTTGTCAACGTTATTTTGTCGTTCACACTTAAAATAAATCCTTATCTGATGATATTTTGGTGCTACGTATTTCTTTGGTTCTGGTCTCTTATATGGATTGCTCTTCTTTTTAATTTGATCATGTTTGTGATACATAAAGGTTATACTGCACCTTATTTATACCACTTAATATGAATCGCCTCCGGGTGGTTCGGTGTATATTACTTTACCCGGCCCGCCCATTCCAACCTTTGGTGCTAACTTAATATATGATAAATCTGACTCTGTATATTCTGTCTTTAATAATCCAACCATGGTGGTTAAGAGTTGCCATGTCTCTTCAAAATCATCTTCCTTTAAATTATGATAGAGACACTTATCTTTTGCATAGATGTGATAAACTGTGTCGTCAAATTCTTTCATGTGTTTAAATGATGTTAAAGTTATTTAGAATATCTCCGACAAACCATACAAAGGTATGTATATAAAGTTAATATTTGATGGAGACTAAACCAAGTTTACTCATTAATAATAAATGATACCAAGATATATCAAACTCCCCTTTAAGACCGAGATTCGCGGAATTTGGATACTCATGATGATTATTATGATACCCTTCACCAAAAGATAATAAAGCAACCAGTGTGTGATTAAATCCCGGCACATTATTAAATCTTCGATATCCATGTTGATGAGTAATTGAATTAACTAATCCAACAAGGAATAATGTATATACGATTCTCAAAGGTATTCCCCATAATACAAAAGACCAACCACCAAGAGAATAGAGAAAGAGTGCAAGGGGGATTTGCAATAAACCATAATACTTATGTAACCAACGATAG